CGAAGGCGTCAGCCCTGGCAGATTTGTCCTGCATCCGTTTGCCGATGAGGAGCGCAAGCGCGAGGAGGCATTCTCCTGATGGCACTCAAACCAATCTCCACCGCTGTCGGTGCCCGCAAGCTCCTGCAGCGCCTCATCGATGCCAAGCGGTGCGTGCTAGAGGACTTTGACGCACCACCGCCCGGTCACATCAACCCAGGCATGTACCGCAACCTGCTACGCGATCCCGTCGATGACGCTGACCCCAAGGTCGAAGTGGTCAACCCACGCGACTTTGTACCCGCTGAAGAAAACGCCCTGCCCTACTGACATGACCACCGAAAAGCGCCTGCCCGTCAAGGTTTATCTCACCCAAGACGAGAACGACCACCTGCTACGCCAAGCCAAGGAACTGAACATTGAACGCGGGCAGCTCATCCGCCTGCGTGCGCTAGGAGACCCCACAGTGGCCTCTGGCGCCTCTGTAGCCCTTGCCGCGCCCTTCTCCCTGCACGCCTATCAGAACGCTGTTACAGCCGCTTGTAGGGCTGCTAGAGGCAGTGCACCGCGCCCAGTCCTCGAATGCATTGCAGCCGCTGTCCTCTGTTCGCTTCAAAATGAAGTCAAGCCGTAACCCCACCAACCAAGACGTTGCGCACTGGCTCAAACTGTGGGACGACTACCTCACAGCCCTCTACCACCAGACCAATGACCCCCAGAGACCGTCTGAACTCACTGGTGGAATCAGCCGCTACTTCCGTCCAGCCGATCTGCCATACGCTCGATGACGGCAGTGTCCGCGTCTGCATCGGCAACACCTGTGGCACCGTTTCCTCGCACCACCTCGTCGAACCTAAAATCAACCAACTCCAAAGCCTGTACCGGCTAGGTTGATTTCTGTATGATTCCCGCAAACGTCATACAACCGCCTGCGTGACATCAATCAATAACCTCAAGTCAGATCACAAAAATGCCCGCAAGCGGACAGATCGCTCTGCTGCCCTAATTGCTGAATCCCTCAAGCGTTACGGTGCCGCCCGCAGCATCGTCATTGACGAAGACGGTCGCATCCTTGCCGGTAACGGCACCGTCGAAGGCGCCAAAGCTGCTGGCATTCAAAATATCCGTGTTATCGAAACCGATGGCACGGAAATCATCGCCGTCAAGCGCACCGGCTTAACCGAAGACGAGAAGATCGGCCTCGCTTTGGCCGATAACCGCACCAGCGACCTGTCCGATTGGGACAAGGACATGCTGCAGCAGCTCAGCGAAGAGCATGACATCGCCCCATGGTTTGATGCTGATGATCTAGCCGAGATCCTCGGTGAAGTTGAGCAGTTGCCTGCCGAAGGCTTGACTGATGCCGACGACGTGCCTGAGGCGCCCGAGGAGCCGGTAACGAAGCCGGGGGATGTGTGGCTGCTGGGGAAGCATCGGGTGATGTGCGGGGACTCGACCGTCATCACAGACGTTGAGCGGCTGATGGCTGGCGCCAAGGCTGCGCTGATGCACGCCGACCCGCCTTACGGAATGGGCAAGGCATCAGACGGCGTGGCCAATGACAACCTGTACAACGACGACCTCGACAACTTCCAAATGGAGTGGTGGGCAACCTTTCGCCCTTTCTTAGAGGACAACGCCAGCGCCTACATCTGGGGCAACGCGCCGGAACTGTGGCGGCTTTGGTACAAGGCAGGGCTTGGCGACAGCGAACAAATGGAGCTTCGAAATCAGATTGTCTGGGACAAGAAGGCAATTCCTGGGATGGCATCAGCAGCGTTAACGCAGTTCCCTATTGCAAGCGAGCATTGCTTATTTTTTCAATTAGGCAATCAATTTCGCGGCAACATCAACATCGAAGATTTCCCCGAAACTTGGGAGCCTGTGCGTTCTTACATGGAGGGCGAAGCCAAAGCTGCGCAAATCGGATCTGCTGAAATTAAATCCCTCTGCGGCGTGCAGATGTACGGCCATTGGTTTACCCGTTCGCAATTCACGCTTATTCCCGAGAAGCACTACCTTACACTTCAAGCGAATTGCGCAGGACGATTCATTCGCCCTTGGCGCCAGTTAAAGGCCGAATGGGACAAAGTAAAAGGCGCCCCGACTAGCGAGATCCAAGGTGCGCGCAGCTACTTCGACAACGCGCACGACGTGATGCGCGACGTGTGGGAGTTCTCGCGGGTGACGGGCGAGGAGCGTCACGGCCACGCCACCCCAAAGCCGGTGGCGATGATGGAGCGGGTGATGAAGTCGAGCCTGCCCAGCGGCGGCCTATGCGTCGAGCCGTTCGGTGGCAGCGGCAGCACCTTGATTGGCGCAGAAAAAGCCGGGCGTGTTTGCTACGCAATGGAGCTAAACCCTGTTTATGTAGACGTCATCGTCAAGCGCTGGGAAGACTTCACCGGCAACACCGCCGTCTGCGTACCATCTGATCAACACTTCCCCGAGCAGCAAGAGGCGTTCTAATGGCTGCCCAAAGAGGCACTAAACAAGAAACAATCGACCGCGCTAACCGCTTTGCACGCATCATCGCAAACGGCGGTAGACGCTCGGACTGCATTCGATTTGCCTCCGAGAACTGGGGGGTTGGTGACCGCACGGTCGATCAATACCTCAAGTTGGCACGCGAGATGCTTAAGGCTGACTGGGATATTGAACGCCCGCAGATGATCGCTGATCTCCTATCCCAGTGCAGCACCTTGCAGATGGAAGCCAGGCGGGCTGGTCAATACCACATCGCCCTTGGCGCCATCAATACAGCAGCCAAGCTGGCGCAGCTCTGCTCGTGAACGGTAAGCTGGTACCAACGCATCCTTACAACCATGGCTCAACGCAGGGATAGGCTTGGCCGCTTCGCCGGAGGTGGCGGTGGAGGTCCAAAACTAAGTGCCTCACAAAAAGCAAAGGCTGCCAAGGCAAAGGCTGCTTATGGCGTTCGCGGAACGGGAAGCGGTCAAGCGAAAAGTGCTAGTAGCAAGGGAATGCAAAGAAAAACAGCTCAAGCCAAAGCAAATGCTCAGCAAAAGGCTGAAGCCCTTGGATCCCTTAAAATGGCATCATCAAATTTACGATTTAGAGCCGCTCAAGCACAGCGTGGACTACCAAAAGGCCAAGGTCTTTCCGCAGAAAGATCAAGCGCGGCCAAAGCATTAAACAAAGACAGAAAAGCCCTCAATGAGGTTCGTCGTCAATTAAAACCAAAGCGCTGGAAACCAGCTAAGTGAGCATCCTTGCGGCAGCCCGTGAAGGGCATGTTTTTCAACAGCTCAATCACGGCGGCGAGCTGACGGATGTCGATAGCTTGCTAGCACGTATCAGAACGCTGCAGATGGAAGCACGGCGTGCTGGGCAGTATCACATCGCCCTAGGTGCGATCAACACCGCCGCCAAGCTGGCGCAGCTCTGCTCATAGACGGTAAGCTGTCAGCAGTTCTTGGTTGATCCCGTGCCTGTTCGTCGCGATAGCCGAGGCCGCTTTGCCGGAGGAGGAGGAGGAGGAGGCTCTAGCCGAGGCACCAAAAAAGCAAAAGGATCTACTGGTAGCCGAGGGCAGCGAGCCGAGGCAATTGCCAGCCTTGAGCGCAGCAAATCCGGCTTGAGGCAACGCGCTCGTGACACAAATAAAGCATTACCAAAAGATGGATCTGCTGTTACCAAGATGCTTCGCTCAGGCGAAGCAAGACTTTTAAGAGAAAACAGAGCAAGCATTAATCAACTCAGGAAAGACGTTCGCGGCTCAGCTTCACAGGTTGGCGCCGCTTTGGGCGGCAAGCGCAAAAGAGCAAAAATTAAAAGGTGAGCATTCTTGCTGCAGCGCCAACGGGCAGCGTCCTTCAGCAAATTGGTCATGGCGATGCGGATGTTGATGTACCAGAACTCTTAGCCCGCATCCGCACTGACCTGCACCCAGGGCAGCTTGCCTTCGTAGACGACAGCAGTACTCAGATCCTTGGCATCTCTGCTGGCTATGGCGCTGGAAAGACCCGTGCGCTATGTGCCAAGGCCGTAACCCTTGCCGCTGCTAATCAAGGCTTCATCGGTTTAGTAATGGAGCCGACTATTCCGTTGATCAGGGACATTTGGCAGACAGATTTTGAGGCATTCCTTGAGGCGTACGACATTCCATACACCTTTCGGGCATCACCATTGCCTGAGTACATGCTGCACCTGCCAGGCGGTGATACCAAAATCCTGTGCCGATCATTTGAGAACTGGTCACGCATCATCGGCTTAAACCTCGCTTGGGTCTTGGCTGACGAAATCGATACTGTCATACCAAGCATTGCTAACAAGGCATTTCCTAGAATCCTTGCTCGCTTACGCTCCGGCAACGTCAGGCAGTTTGGCGCAGCGTCAACACCTGAGGGCTTCCGCTGGATGTGGAATACCTTTGGCAGTGATGACGCAAGGGCAAGACCTGATCGGCATCTGATCAAGATGCGCACCGCTGATAATCCCCACCTGCCGCCCGACTTTATTGAGCGTCTTGAAGCCAACTACGACCCAAGCTTGCTGCGTGCATATTTAGACGGTGAGTTCGTCAACCTCACCACCGGGCAGGTTTATGACCGCTTCGACCGCACCAAGCACGTACAACCTGACCTGCCTGATACTGACCGCGAACCAATCCGCATTGGCATTGACTTTAACGTCGGCAATATGAGTGCAGTGATCGGCGTTCGCATTGGCAATGGCCTGCTGATCATCGACGAGATCTCCGGCGCCCATGACACAGACGCGCTGGCTGCCGAGATCCGTCGTCGATACGCGGATCGCCGTATTTACATCTACCCAGACGCCAGCGGCGGCAATCGCAGCACCAATGCAACGCAGACCGACATTGCAATCCTTGAGTCCTATGGCATGTCCAACCAATCACCCAGGGCTAATCCTCTCGTTCGTGATCGGGTGGCTGCTGTTCAGGCTATGCTGGAAAACGGCAAAGGGCAAGTCCGACTACAGGTCGCGCCGCAATGCAAGCGATTGACTGAGTGCTTGGAGCTGCAGTGCTACACAGACAAGGGAGAGCCTGACAAGGATGCAGGCTTTGACCACATGAACGACGCCTTGGGGTACTTGGTCTGGCGTGAGTTCAACCCGCTGCACGCTGGTGCAGGACGCAGCACGGGCATCAGACTTTACTGACGGCTGGGTTGCAGATATTGGCTTTTTAAGCTATGGTCGCAAATGCCCACCTTTGAGCCTACTCATGCTCGTCGGTCAAGATCTCATCAACAAAGTTAAAGAGCTGAGCGATCTGAATAAATCAGACCTCGTTCGTGAATGTGGTTACGTCAAAAATGACAAGGTATGCTTCACTCAGTTTTATGAGGCGCTCCTTGAAGCCAAGGGGCTGCAGATGAACGTGCCTGGCAAGCGCGGTCGTAGTCTGACCTATAAGACCAAGGTGCAGTTCAACGGTAAGCTCTCCATCGGTGAGGGTTACGTGCAGGAGATGGGTTTTAAGCCCGGCGACGAGTTTGAGATCAAAATTGGTCGCAAGTCCGTAACGCTTACTGCTGCTTAAACTGAGCCAAAGCCTGCGCGTATCAAGCTGTGTATAGCGGATACAACTTTTACGACCGCCCGCTAGCTCAGCGGACTGTCACGCAAGTCACCGATCCGAACACGGCATGGTTCGCGCAGGAACCTCACTGGATATTGATAGAGGATCTACTGCAGGGTACTTACGGAATGCGCAAAAAGCATCGCCGTTACCTGCCGCAGGAACCACGCGAGCTGGACGAGTCTTATGACAATCGCCTAGCTCGTAGCGTGGTGCCGCCCTTTTATCAGCGCCTTGAGCGCATGATGGCTGGGATGCTAACCCGTAAGCCCGTGCGGCTTGACGACACTGCCGACATCATCCGTGAGCAGTTGTTTGACGTTGACCTGCAAGGCAATGACCTCAACGTCTGGACTTATGAAACAGCCCGCAAGATGGTCCGTTATGGGCACGTTGGTGTCTTGGTGGATGCACCGTCTGATGGGGGTAGACCTTACTGGGTGACGTACACGCCACGGCAGATCCTTGGCTGGCGTACCGAACAGCAAGAAGGCAAACAAGTCCTGACGCAGCTCAGGCTGTCAGAGATTGTGACGATTCCTGACGGCATCTACGGCGAGAAAGAAGTGCAGCAGGTGCGGGTGCTAACGCCTGGTGAGTACCAGTTGCATCGGCAGAATGCCACCGGCGATTTCAGCGTGGTAGACGAAGGGCGGACCAGCTTGTCCCAGATCCCGTTCAGCGTTGCTTACGCCCAGCGGCATGGGTTCCTGGAATCACGCCCGCCGCTTGAGGACATTGCCGAGCTAAACCTCAAGACCTACCAGATCCAGTCAGACCTAGACAACCAACTGCATATCAGCGCCGTGCCGATGCTGGCGTTTTATGGCTTCCCGTCTGCTGCAGAGGAAGTAAGCGCCGGTCCTGGTGAGGCGATTGCATTTCCTGCTGATGGTCGTGCAGAGTACATCGAACCGCAGGGCAAGAGCTTTGAAGCACAGTTCCGCCGCTTAGAGCAACTGGCAGGGCAGATCAACGAGCTAGGGCTATCAGCAGTTTTGGGGCAGAAGCTCAGCGCCGAAACTGCAGAAGCGAAGCGGTTAGACCGTAGCCAGGGTGACAGCACCATGATGGTGATTGCACAGAACGTGCAGGACCTCATTGATAACTGCCTGCAGTTTCATGCGCAGTTCATCGGCAACGCCACCGCTGCCGGCAGCTCTTACGTCAACCGTGACTTCCTTGGCGCACGCCTTGAACCGCAAGACATCCAAGCTCTGCTATCGCTTTACACCGCTGGCACCATCAGCCAAGAAACCCTCCTGCGTGAGCTAGCCGAGGGCGATGTCCTTGGCGATAATTTTGATGTGGACGAGGAACTGGAGGCAACTTCTAATGGCGGGCTGGATTTACAATCTGCTGAACAGGCTGATCGATTGGTTGGTGGACTGGGCGATAATGCTGGAAGCGAAGACCCAGAAGATGCAGATACCGCCGAGGAAGCAGGAGCTTGATTACACGATGGGCAAACTGCCGGAAGAGATTTTGGCAGTTGTACGGATGACGTATTACAAAGACGGCAAACCTGCTGAAGTAGATGAAATGGTGATTTTGGAAGATGGGCAAGATGGTTACAACGCCTTTGCTTCTACAGTTACCGGCGCCTTGACGCGTGGCGCAAACGTTAGCATCCGGTCGCAGTACAAGCCCAGCCAGCTTGGCATTGAGCCATGAGCACACCTGAGGCGTTGTTTCGCAATGCGATTGACCTGAATCGCTTCAGCAATAGTGTTGCTCGGCGTGTGATCAATGCTTATAACGACATCATTATTGATGCAGTCAATCAGTTACGAACGATTGATGAGCTGGCTGCACCTGTCAAGGCTGCAAGGCTGCGTGGCATTTTGGCGCAACTGAAGGATAGTCTGGGCACTTGGGCTGGAGATTCGACAGAGCTGACGGCGCTAGAGCTGCAGGGTATAGCCCAGTTGCAATCGGAGTTTGTATCGGAAGAGCTGCGTAAGGCGTTACCCGCAGGCGCACGGAACATTGTCAACACGGTAGAAATCAGCCCGCAGTTTGCGCAGAGTGTTGTGACGACTGACCCCACACAGCTGAATGTGGTGGCACTTAGCGATGATCTCTTTGCCGCAGTACAGGGCGCACCGCAGACATTTAGCCTCACGGCTGCTCAAGGTGCCACCATCACGCTGCCTAACGGCGAGGTCGTTAGCAAGGCGTTTCGTGGCATTGCGGTGGACCAAGCTGAGCGGTTCAGCCAAGTTGTCCGGCAAGGCTTGCTGACAGGTGAACCGACGCCAGCCATTGCCAAACGGTTGATCGGCAGTTTGCAGTTTGGTGAACGCGCCAAGACCGTCAGGGAAATTACAGCAGCAGGTGGTCAGGCAACAGCTATAGCTGACAATCAAATCGTCGCGCTAGTCCGCACCAGCATCAATCAGGTAGCAAATACCGCTAGCCAGCAGGTGTATGAGGCGAACCAAGACATCACGAAAAAGTACCGCTACGTTGCCACGCTTGACACCAGGACAAGTGCCATCTGCCGAGCGTTAGACGGCAAGGTGTTTGAGTATGGCAAAGGACCGACCCCACCGCAGCACTTCAACTGCCGCAGTACAACTGTGCCGGTGATTGACTACAAGGAGCTTGGCTTTGATCCACCACCGCCAGGACGCCGTGCTGCACAAGGTGGTCAGGTTCCAGCTAACACCAGCTACGGCAAGTGGTTATCTGAGCAGGATCTTGCAACCAAGGCAAAAGCCTTGGGCGCCAGCAAAGTTGCTTACTTTAACAAACTATCCAACAAATATGGACCAGAAGCTGCAATCGCAAAGCTGGTTAGCAAGGATGGCACAGAGCTAACCTTGGACCAACTCCGGGCTCGTTATGGACCAACCCGTTCTTAAATACACCTACGCCGATGGGCGCAAGGCATCGGAGTTTGAACTGCGGAATGGTGCTGAGGTCCGGTACGTCCAGCAACCTGATGGCACAGGCGGTTGGTACGATAGAACCGGCGTGATGGTTGCTAGCAATGCCCCTGAAGCGAGGCAAGAGTCAGGCAGTAATCTCCCAAAACATCAGCCGGGAGATCAAGGCAGGCAAGCCGCAAAAGCAAGCGGTGGCAATCGCTCTAGCAAAAGCAGGAAAAAGCCGGAAGCGCAAGCCGAAAGCCAAGTAGCATGAAAGGGTCATTGCTTTAAGTCAATGCCTGGGCATTACGGCGACATGAAAGCTAAGGGTGGCGGCAAAGCCAAACCCATGATGGCTAAGGGCACAAAGAAAAAGGGAGGCAAGAAAAAGTGAAGCGCGGTGACAGGGTGAGTTGGATGTACCAAGGCACCCGCACCTTTGGCGTAATTACCAGCATTGGCGGCGAACGCGCCACTATTGCTACACGCACTGGTGGCAGTGTCACTCGTGTTGGCAGTCAGGACGATCCAATCGTTCGGATCAAATCTGAATCAACTGGCAACGCAGTCATCAAAAAACGTTCGGAGCTGAAGGCAGCACCCCGTCGATGATCACCTATCGCGGCGAGCAGTTTGACGGCTACAACAAGCCGAAGCGCACGCCAAGCCACCCAACCAAGTCCCATGCCGTACTTGCAAAAGACGGCGAGACGGTCAAGTTGATACGGTTTGGGCAGCAGGGCGTTAGTGGCAGCCCGCCGCGACAAGGTGAATCAAAAGCAGCAACAGCAAGGCGTGCCAGCTTTAAGGCACGTCATGCTGCCAACATTGCTAAAGGCAAGATGTCTCCTGCGTATTGGGCTGACAAGACAAAGTGGTAGCCTCCTCGCAGTGGATCCAATCTTTAAGTTCTGCAACGTAACGGCGTAAGTCCTGGGCTTTGGCAGCGTGCCACCCGCAACCCGTCCGTCGCAACAGGTCCTCATGCCGATCAATAGCATCAAGCATCTGTTTGATTAACGGGTTCCAGGGTTCCCGGATTGGCGTATTGAATTCTCGTTTTGACACTTTTGTGTCAGAAGCTGTACGATCGCAGCGTAACTAAGCCTGTGGCTAGTCCATGTCTGATGAAGCACAAACTCCTGTGGAGCAAAATGCAGAAGTAGCCAACATGCAAGCTGAACTTGACGCCATGCGGCGCAAGAACTCAGAACTGTTGGACGAGTACAAAAAAGCCATCGCCCAAGCAAAGGCTGTGCCTGATGGAGTCAATGTTGACGAGCTGCTGGAATTCAAACGCAACTACGAGCAACAGCAACTTGAATCACAAGGCAAGTATTCAGAAGCAAGACAAGCTCTGGAGCAGCAGTTCCGTGAGGCGACGGCAGAAAAGGACCAGCGCATCAGCCAGCTTGAAGCCCAAGTGCGAGAACTGGAGCTGGTGACGCCTGCTGTCACGGCACTAGCTGAAATTGTCCATGACCCAGACATGGTGCTTAAGACCAAGCTGAAGCCTGAAGCTATCGAACGCGAGGCTGACGGCAGTGTGGTTGTGGTTGATGGGTACAAGCGTGTGCCTGTTGCCGAGTGGGCAAAGACGTTGCCAGCATGGATGCAGAAGCAACCCAAGCCGCAGGGCAGTGGTGCGCCATCGGGCGGCAATGTTGGCGGTGCCGTCCCTGCTGGGATGGTCAACCCGTTTAGCCGCGACAGCTTTAATCTGACCGAACAGGCACGACTGTATCGAACAGATCGTGATCTGTATGATCGGATGAAGGCTCAAGCTAACCGCTAAGCTGTTACAAACCGGCTGTGCTGGTGATGTAGGGCTGTGCCCATCCTTCCAACTCAACCCTGGTGATTCTTCATGGCGACTCTTCGCTCTGACATCATCATCCCCGAGATTTTTACGCCTTACGTCATTGAGCAGACCACCCAGCGCGATGCCTTCCTGGCATCCGGTGTGGTGCAGCCGATGGCTGAGCTGAACGCAACCGAGGGTGGTGACTTCATTAACGTGCCTTTCTTTAAGGCAAACCTGACTGGTGACTTTGAAGTGCTGTCTGACAGCACCTCGCTGACCCCTGGCAAAATCACTGCTGACAAGCAAGTTGGCGTGATCCTGCACCGTGGGCGTGCCTTCGAAAGCCGTGACCTCGCTGCACTTGCCGCAGGTTCCGACCCCATGGCTGCTATCGGCGCCAAGATTGCTGACTACATTGCTAACCAGCGCCAGAAGGACCTCCTGTCCTGCTTGGCTGGTGTGTTTGGCAGCCTGGGCAGCAACGACAGCGCATCCTTCGTCGATCTGACGATTGATGGTCTGACCGCTGACACCCCAACCGTGCTGTCCCCTCGGCACGTTGCTGAAGCCCGCAGCCTGCTGGGCGATCAAGGTGACAAGCTGACCGCCATTTGTATGCACAGCAAGGTCTATTACGACCTCGTTGAGCGCAAGGCGATCGACTACGTGTCCACTCTTGAAGCTCGTGGCACTACCACCACTCAATCCGGTGGCTCCCTTGTTGGCGCTTACGGCGGTGACGCCAGCGTGCCAACGTACATGGGCTTGCGTGTCATCGTCTCTGACGATGTGCAGACCGCAGGCAGTGGCGGTTCCACTGAATATGCCACTTACTTCTTCACCAACGGCGCTGTCGCCAGCGGTGAGCAGCTGGCTCTTCAGACGGAAACTGACCGTGACATCCTCGCCAAGAGCGATGCCATGTCGATCGACCTCCACTACGTGTACCACCCTGTTGGTGCCAAGTGGGGCGTGAGCACTGTCAACCCGACCCGTGCTCAACTGGAGACCATCGGCAACTGGTCGAAGGTGTACGAAACCAAGAATATTGGTGTCGTGCGTGCGACCAACACTTCCAACTTCGATTGAGGTAACTAATCATGGCTTCCCTCTTTGAAGTAACTGCTGGCAGTGCCATTGGCTACGTCAGCGGCACTGGTGGTGCGGTTACCCAAGCCACCAGCAAGTCCACTGGTGTCACCCTCAACAAAGTTTGTGGGGCGATCACCATGCACAACGCATCACTCGCTGATGCCACCAACGTTAGCTTCACCGTCACCAACAGCACTGTTGCTGCTAATGACGTTGTGATCGTTAACCACTCATCGGCGGGCACTGCCGGTGCCTATACCGTCGAAGCCAACGCTATTGCAGCGGGATCCTTTGCGGTCACGGTGCGTAACGTGTCTGGTGGTTCGCTTAGCCAAGCCATCGTGCTTAGCTTTGCTGTAATCAAGGCTGCAAACGCCTGATGGGGCTGTTCGCTTTCCGGCGACTGCGTGATCGTGAGGTTGCTTCTACGGAAGCAGCCTCTCTTTCTATTGCAGAGCCTGCGCCTACACTAGAACCAAAGGAGCCACCCAACGATGGCAGTAGTAATCGTCGCAACCGTCGGGTCGGCAAGCGCCAACTCTTATCTGACTCTGGCGGACGCCCAGACGATCATTGATGGTCTTGTAGAGGATGCTGATGTAACCGCATGGGCATCAGCTACCACTGATCAAAAAAATCGTGCCCTTTATACCGCAACACAACGGTTAGACCGTGAGCGATATTTAGGAGCCCGTGC